TTTCGCCATCAACAGTAAATGTGTTTGCATTAGTAATTGTTGTTATTGCTCCGCCTGTTACACTTGGTACTGAACCTGTCCAAGCAGTAGTTCCTACTTTAACCCAAGTACCTAAATAGTTTTTGTAGTATACAGTGTATGCTGTAGTTTGTCCTGCAACAATAGCATAGTCGCCAATTGCGCCAACTGATCCTTTTGGTGCGCCACCGGATATTTTCGCTGCATCTGTAATTACAGTTGGTGCTTTAACTCCGAATGCTTGTCCGCCAGTTGATGTTACGGCTGCGCCGTTCCATTCAAAAATACCAAATGCTGTTGATGCAGTATCTACCCAATATGCGCCATCTGCTGGAGCACCTGCTGGAGCATCTGCCGATGCTTGTAATTGTCCTAGGTCTACGTCTGCACGTACAACCCAAGCTCTGTTTGAAACGCCAAGTAATGAGTAAGCTGCTTGCAATCCATATTCATTTAGCTCTCCTGCGTGAATAGCATTGTTACTTGCGTCAGTGTAAAAAATTGGATCTCCAAAAGTTTCTGTAAGGTCGCGCTGCGAAGTAAGCAAATAAGGTATACCTGCTTTAGCCTTTGTAGTACCTGGAGCAATACCTGTGCCAGCGCCATTAGTTTTATTTTCGGCGGAAGCAACAAATATCAGTGGAACCGTACCCGGTTCAGCTGGTGTGTAAAAACTTTCGTCTACTACGCTAACCTGTACGCCTGGTGATGTTAGTGCCATATTATTTCTCCTATTAATAGTGTGAGCATTCGTTACTATTATTTAGCCTATATAAAATAAAACACCGTAATAAACACCCATAAAAAGGGACCAAAAAGGTGAGGTAAATACAATATGCGACCATTATGTAAATGCGGGCACCGACCTGCAGCAATTAATTATAAAAAAGAGGGTAAAACCTACTATCGTACACTATGTGAAAGGTGTTTACGTAACGGTGTTGGACACGGAATTCCTAAGTGGAAACGCACCGGATATCAGAAAAAAGATAATTGTGAAAAATGTGGGTTTAAATCAAAGCATCCTGAACAGTTTAATGTGTTTCACACAGATGGCGATTTAACTAATTGTAGGCCTAGTAATTTAAAAACTATTTGTGCTAACTGTCAACGAGTACTTCAGAAAGAAGGTAGCCGCTGGAAGCAGGGAGATTTAGTCCCTGATTTTTAAATAGTGTTTCCATTAGTATATGTACGTTTTTCTTTAGTCTTTGCAAATCACCATTATTGTCAATTGTGTAATTACACATCCATTGCTCAATACTCATTGAACTAGGATCTTCTAATGGCAAATGATCTGCTCTGTCTACCCAAATAGCATAATCAAATATTTCTTCATTTTGCATTGCAAAGAATTCACGTTTATTACGTAGTCCACAGTATATGTCGTGTTCTGCAAATAAGTTACGTCCTAGTTTTGCTAAATCATCTTTACAATAGTCGTGTATCATATTATACCATTCTGTGCGATGATTGTGTCTATCAGCATAACACTCTTCTTCGTCAGCATATCCGTACTGGTCTTTTAGATCATTAAAGATAAAAAGTTCTGAACAAAATTTAGATGATGATTGAAATGTATAACTGTATTTTTCTAGTAACTCACAGACAGTGTCTTTACCATGGCGGCCGTGACCGACAATTAATAGTTTGGGCAACAAAATAATGACTCCTTAATTATCTATACAGTATAAAGTCATTTATATTGTTTGTCAAGCATTTTTTTATATTCTTCTTCGAAACCTACTTCGTGCGTATAACTTTCGGTATTATTCCATAGACGCTTAAAGTAGCCGTCATAGCAGGCATAAATTGTTTTCATATCATTTGGAAGATGGCCTTTAACCATATAAAAAAGCCTACAGGCTTCTTTTTGAGATGGCTTAGCCAATTAAGAATCCGTAGCCTACACCACCTGCTACTTGTAGAGATAAATCTTGTTCTAATTTATCCATTTCGGATTGTGCTTCTGCTTTAAGGCTATCACCATTTAAAGATGTTCCGCCTTGCGGTCCTGCTACTGTTGCAAACTTACTACGTGCTTCACCTAACATATATTTGCATGATGCTAGTGTGTAATCTTTGATCCATTGTTTTGCAAGATAGTCTTGGAACAATTGGTCATCTGGTCTATAGTTATATGCATAAATTAACACTTCTTCTTCGCCTCTTGGACGTTGTAGTATTGTTAATTTTTTAGTTGTTGTATTCCATTTAAATTCAATAAAGCTACCAAACATTCTACCTACAAGTTCTTGATAACCTGCAAACATATCATATGTTGCTAATCCGCCCATTTGTGTTGAACCACTAAGTAGGTACGTATTTGTAAATGCTAAGTTAAATGGTTCAAACATTGAACTTCCGCCTGCGTTGCCGCTACGTGAACCTATAGATCTACGATATAATTTTCTTACTTCAATAATCTCATTTGGTAATATGTATTCGTTTTGATCTTCAGTAAGTGTTAAAAACAAGTATGACTCTTCTACAGCATGATCTGTTCTTTGTCTGTATTTTGTAAGTGCTTTTGTTAAAGCAGATTCATAATGAATTGGATCAAGTTCAACATCAACCATGCCTCCACCTAAAAATGCGTTTACATAGTCGAATATTTCTTGTTTTTGTGTAGTTATACCTGTAGCCATATGTCTTGTTCTCCAATAGTATTTATCGTATCGATAAATATGTATATGCCAAGACTATCATTATACAAACCAGAAAAGGGCAACGATTACAAATTTATGGATCAAAGGATCTATGAAATGTTTACTATTGGCGGTACTGATGTGAATATACACAAATACGTAGGTACTGACGATGGAGAAGTTGTTAAAGATAATACTCAGATTCAAGATATTTTGTTTTTAGAAAATAGAGACAGAAAGTACGATGATGATATCTATACTATTAGAGGCATATACAATGTACAAGACATTGATTTTGATTTAAGTCAATTTGGGTTATTCTTAACTAATGATACGTTGTTTATGACTATACATATTACATCAAGTGTTAGCTCACTAGGTAGAAAAATAATGCCAGGAGATGTAATAGAAATACCACACTTAAAAGATGAGTATGCAGAAAATGATTTTGCTACTAGTCTTAAAAGATATTATGTTGTAGAAGATGTAAACAGAGCTGCAGAAGGATTTAGTCCAACGTGGTATCCGCACTTATATAGAATTAAATTAAAACAAATTGTTGACAGTCAAGAGTTTGCAGATATACTAGAAACTCCGGAAGATGAAGATATCTTTATAGGCGATTATAGTACTACAACAACTTATGAAATTGGACAAGTTGTAAAGTATAAAGGCAAACTATATCAAGCCACAGCACAGACGCAAGGAAACACACCTACAGACGTTTTTAATTGGTCAGAGTATACTGAGAACACCTTAAGGGATTTACTAAGCACATACGATAAAGAAAAAGCAATTAATGATGCTGTGCTTGCTGAGGCAGAAGCTGATGCTCCTAAGTCAGGTTATGACACTGGACATTACTATACATTAGATACAGATGATTCAGGTAAAACTAGAGTTAACACTGTAGAAGATCCAACTGCTAGTTCGCCTAGCAGATCAGGTTATGCTGGTTACTTAGTAGAAGATGGACAACCACCCAACGGCGCAGCATTTGGTAGTGGCACTAGTTTTCCTGTTATTAATGAAGCAGGCGATTACTTCTTGCGTACAGACTTTTTACCTAATAGGTTATTTAAGTTTGATGGTAGCAGATGGCTTAAAGTACAAGATAATATTAGAATGACAATGACAAATACCGATCAAAGATTGAATCAAATTGGTACATTCATTAACAACACAAACACTGATGTTATTGGTGACGAAACTGTAACAGAACGACAGGCACTAAGTAAAGCCTTAAGACCAAAACCGGATGATGTATAATGCAATTTTTTTATGATGCACAAATTAGAAGATATATTACACAACTTATAAGAATGTTGAGTAATTTCAATGTGCAAGATGCACACGGAAATGATAAACAAGTACCTGTTATGTACGGCGACTTAACAAGACAGGTTGCAAGTATTATTAGAGATAACTCAGAAAATAAAATACCCACAGCACCACGTATGGCTGTATATGTTACTGGTTTAGAAATGGATAGAGACAGAACAGCTGACTCAAGTCTAATAAGCAAAAGACATGTACGTGAACGCACATTCGATACTGCTACAGGACAATACCTTAACACACAAGGTAAAAACTATACTGTAGAAAGACATATGCCAGCACCTTATACGTTAAAAGTAAGTGCAGATATTTGGGCTTCTAACACAGAGCAAAAATTACAAATATTAGAACAAATACTAGTATTGTTTAATCCTAGTTTTGAAATACAAACTACAGACAATTATTTAGACTGGACAAGTTTAACTGTTGTAAATATGGAAGGTATTACATTTAGTTCTAGATCAATACCTGTCGGTGTAGACAGCGAAATTGATGTTGCTAATTTACAGTTTAGCACACCTATATACTTAACACCTCCAGCTAAAGTAAAACGTTTAGGTGTTACAACAAGTATTATATCTAATATATTTAATGAGCAACAAGGTGATATTAATTTAGGTGCTACTGTTGCAGGACAAATAGACGGCACTGAGCCTACATTTGTAACAAGAGTAAACACTGGTCCTATTGATGGAATCAATGACGGAAGTACAATGTCTGTAGACGATGGCGAATTTCCAAACCAAGGTACAGGACTTATGGACTTTAATACTAAACGTTTATTTGATAAAACAAGTATTAGTAGCACATATCAAAACTATGGTCTAAGTGTAGAAAATGACGTTGCACAACTAGTATACAGAAATAAAGTTGGTGACGTTAGCTGGCCAGAACTTGTAGAAGCATATCCAGGTACATATCAAGCAGGTGTAAGTAGAATACTATTAAAATCTAATGATGGTGATACTTATATTACAGGTACGTTTACAATTAATCCTTTAGATGACACAAAAATTGTTATTGATTTTGATAGCGATACGTTACCCGACGACACAGTTATTTCTGGTCCTGCTAGAAGTTCAAATAGTCTTACAACAATTGATTATATTATTGATCCATTACGTTTTGATCCAAATCAAATTAAGGGCGCAGGTGTACGTTTATTGATTTTAAGTGATATTGGTAATAGCAATAATGAAGACGGTCCTGATGCTTGGAAAAATGCAGACGGAAGTGATTTTATTGCTAACGAATCAGATATACTAGAATGGGACGGAACTAATTGGCATGTTGTGTTTGATGCAAGCGGTGCTAATGACGGTAGTACAGGCTCACCAGCAACATATGTTAGTAATCTAAATACAGGTATTCAGTACAAATGGAATGGCGAATTTTGGATTAAGAGCTACGAAGGAGAATACTCAGGAGCGACCTGGACCATACTACTTGATGCATAATTATTAGTATGAAAGAGATTGTTTGTAGCGGAGCATTATTCTACTCCTTAAA